TTTGCTACAACGTGTAGCTGTGTACATTTAAAGCCCCTTGTTTTAACGGAATTGTACAACTCTATCATTATCAACATAGTCTACCTTGTTATCGTGGAAACTACATTCATAGTTTACGTCTATTACTCGAACCAATCTTCTCGGCTAAGGTTATTCCGATGCGGTGTCTGTGACCTCCACACACCTGTTTAGCATACAGGGTTTTTTGAGATGAGCATAGGAATCGAACCTATGTACAACCATTCTCATCTTTTAAGAGTTAATACTAGTGATAACTGAGTTTATACTGTACCTTACCACACTAGGACAGTAGCAGTTGTCTTATCTTGAGATGCCGCTCAATCGTCTTAACCTTGTACTACAGCTAGGACCTTTACTCTACAATTTTTTGAGTTATTAGCTTTTCTATCAGCTATTAACGCATTTAAATTGCGTTGTCCCACAACGATTAGAGTACGCGTGTGCATTGTATGCCACGTATAAACCCAACCATCATGGTCTAGAACTTTCGCTCTAAGTTGGTATCCTAACTCTATAAGGAAAGACCTATCATCCTCAACACGAGGAAGTCTTAAACTCATATTAGAGTATTAGATGTTAATACTATTGCTATAAGCAGGCGTATGTATTCCCATACCTATAACTCACGATGCTGTACCTCTCACCGTTCTAACGAGGAAGTAGTTTGTTATACCTACTGATACTTACAGTAGTCGAAGCTATTAGAATACTAGCTTCTCTGTTTTAGCTAACCAAGCTTTACGCTCAACGCTATCATTAGAGAAGATGTATTCAGCTTTAGCATTTGCTTTATTCGCTGCTAGTATAGCATTGAATGTAGCAAGGTGCTTAGCCTTAGCTTCTGCTTGTGCTTCTTTCTTCACAGTAGAATGTGAGATACCTGAAGCTACAAGAGCACTTCTTAAATCCATCTATTGAATTTAATTGGAGTGAATGTTTGTTGTAACCTAATGAAACTCTACAACCTAAGCTGGATATTCCAACGTACTATCTAGAATAGTTGTTGAGAAATACCTTATCTTTCAATTTAACTTTGACGGGGGGTATTTCTTCATCTAATCGCCCCGCGGGGGTATCAGTTAGGTCCCCATAGGATGTAATATAAACACTGACGTAGATAGTAGTATAAGCCCTAACATAGGATGTAACATAAACATTAACCTTAGTAGTAATCTTAGTAGTAACCTTAGTATTAATATTAACTCTAACACCAGCATAAACATAAATATACACATAACCGATAGTATACTTTTTAGTATAGCCTCTAGTACAAACATTACCATAGGATGTAATATAAACACTAACCTTAGTATTGGTATAAAAACTTAACACACACATTGTATTAACATTGTCGCAAGATGTAATACAATCGCTAGCCTAAACACTAACATAACACTAACATAACACTAGTATAACGCTAACATAACCACTAGTATAAAGATGTAACATAACCATTGCCATAAGCCGTAACTCAAACCCTAGCGGGATTAATGGTATACATAGTAGTATTAACCCGGACCTTAACCTTAGCATACGCATTACCATCATCATCATCTCACCTATCATCCTACCTATCATCTCACATATAATCTATATCATATTTCCTTTTATACCATACCCTGAATTTCAATCATAGACCTTGCAATAAAGCCCCATACGAGCATTTAATTTAATTTTGGAAGCAGGCTATAATATAGCATCAAATAGGCGTTAAATCAAAACAAATTTAAGTAGGATTGGAATAAGGCAATAGATTAGCAATATGATATGATAAACGTTAAATTATAAGTTATGATAATAGTTAAAGGAGGGGCTACTATGAAAAAGAGGGGATTGATACGGGTGCTATTAAGAAAAAGAAGGGAATGACCACTCACTAACTAAGATTGGTGGAGGTTAAGGTAACTGATATAACATACACACTTAATACAATTAAATCAATACTATAAGTATGCCCACAGGAATTAAGTCCGCTTGTCAATGGTATCCCTTCTTTTTCTTAATAGCACCCTTATTAAGTGGAGCATTAGAATATAATAAGGGATTAACGCTAAGAAGTCAAATACGGTTAAAGGTATAACTTAAATTAAAATACGAGGATAGATGAGATTAGATGTTAAAGCTAAATTTAAAGCTAAATTCAATCCGGAGTTAAAAGCTAAATTAAAAGCTGAGCTAAAAGCTGAGTAAGCCTTTAAATTAAAAGCTAAGTTAATAATTAAGTTAAGTAATAAATTAAAAGCTAAATTAAAAGCTAAATTCATAGATTAGTCAAGTAAGCTGGGAAATTTTCGTCAGAAAATTTTCTCCTATCACTTTGAGTAATATTTTTTTGGTTTTTTTTTGTATTTCATTTGACTTTGTGGTAGAAATTCACTATCTTTGCTTAATAAGACAGGTCGCAAAGAAGCAGAGATAGGGAATGACTACCGCAGAGGCAAAGGGAATGAAACAAAAAAAGACCAAAAGAATATTACTTAATGGGATTATGGGATATAAATTAAATGAATTTATACCAAAGTGAAATTAAGTAGTATTAAATGGTAGCTGATTAGATTACTAAGGTATGCGGGATAGGTAGGACACACGATATAGTAAAAATGTTGGTTGGTGTAAGCGGAGTAGAGTGATAGCGACTAAAGATACAATAGAGATATGCAATATAATACTATAACCGATGAGCGATACTACTTTATTAAATTTAACCCCTTACCGTGATGTTATAACTAATTCTGTGTTAAAGGTTGTCAATCTTGAAATGGCGTATCAAATTAGTGTATTAGGAGAAGATGTAGTTACAATACATTTATCTCCTATTTTGTTTAGAGCATATTTAGAAGAATTAGTATCTATTACTAATATTCTAAGAGATTCAGCTTTTATTGAAGAATATATAGAAGATACTACTACATCCAATCTAAAGTGGGGAGATAGTATAGCAATAGTTAAGAAAGCAGATAAGACAACAGTTCCGGTGCTACAATATATGCTTCAGTTCTTAAATTAATTTTACCCTTATATTATTACAATTCAGTTAGTTATGCCATTAGAATATCCATATTTACACAAAATAACTTATGTCTGTCTATCCTTATATATAGCACTTTTATAACCAATATACAAATTAGATACAATTAATACCTATAATAATAACATTAAAATTTAAAATGATATGGTAACACCTAAAGTATTCAATCTGATACAACCAGATGACAAGTTTAAAGAGATGCAATATATACTACCTGTGGGTACAATATTAGCTAAACGTAGATTCACAGGAACATTAGCACAAATTATAGCTTCGTATGATGAGAAAACAAGTATGGTAACGCTTAGCCATAAGTTGAATTATACAGGTATGCAAATCGTAGACTTCGGAGAAATTCCGGATAGTTATAAATCACTAAATATACAGAAAGATAAGTTTCTAATATTGCAGCAACATTCCGAAGCAACAATGGTACATACATTGTATCACGATGATTTATTTAGATTAAAACCAACAGCAGCAGAAAGGATGAGCAGTGGTAGTCCTAATATTATGCAACTATATTACTTATGTAATTATATACTAGTTACTGCATCAAGTATATTAAGTGTTGTAGATATAGACCCTTCTCATCCTAAGATAAATAAACTGTTTTCGTTTCAATAGAAGTAATCATGCAAAATACTACTCAAGCTAGGGAATTGATTAAATCAACTACTAATAAAATTAATGCAGTAATAGATAAGAAAAATGCTACTTCTCAAAGTATGCATCCACCTAAACAAAGACTATTAGAAGAGGAAGTAGAATTTCTATTAGATAAGTATATGGAACAACTATTCGAGTTAATTGAAGATAGTAGAGATGTAGCAATTCCCAGCTTTGGGAAGTTTCTTGTTAATGGTGCACAGCAAGCAGGTATATTAAAGTTTAGGGAATTACTTTCGCAAGGAATATTGGATAGAGATAGGTTAATAAACGAGCCAAAGAAAGCGAAAGAAGAAATGTATAAACGTTTAAATGCAGCAAATGTACATACATTTAAGAAGAAGTCGGAGCAAGGTAAAGGCAGAAAAAAGATATACAATCTATCAAGAGAAAAGTTAAAAGAATTTGAAATGAAAAAGGGAGTACATAAGGCTAAACTTCCTAATGCGTGGATATTAAAATTGCAACAAACTTCAAAATTGAAGAAAAATATTAAGTAATAATTTGCATAATTGCTAAGAAAACGCTATATTTGTATAAACAATCAAATATAAGTGTTATGGATTTAGTAATTAAAGAAAGTACAAAAGAAGTGGTAAAAGAAAATACCAACAAAATGTCAATTTTCAGGAAAGTATTTAAAGTGGCTAAGAATGAGAAAGAAGGTAAATTCTTAGGTATTAACTTTAAAACAGTTGGTAAAACTATCATTTTATTTTAAGACCTTTTGTTAATGGATAATAGAGATATTATAGGGTACAATTCTATCAAGGATAAGCTAGCTTTAAATAAAGATGTTATATTTATGACACCTGAATTAAAAGCGTTATATCGCCATAGACGACTTCATCCTAAATCAATGGAGGCAATTCAGAATAAAGAAGTAGACCCATTTGAGTTTAAAATGTTGTGGTGGATATATAATCCAGCTAGTCCGGGATTTAAGTCTGGTTTAAGTGTAGACAATCTTATAGTAGAAGCAGCTGAAAAGTTTGCACCTGCTGATTGGAAAGGTAGTCTATTATTTAAGAAGGCTTGTACTGCCTATTCTGATTTAATGAAAGAGGGCAACGCTTATTATTCTCTATTGCGTTCACATTTGACAGCATTACATACAGCTAAGATAGCTATAACTAAGATGTCAAATGCATTAAACAATTATACTAACAAATTAAAGATTGATATTAACTCACCTGAATCAATATCTAATGCAGTTAATGCACAACAACTATTGAAGTTAATTATAGATGATGGTGGGAAACTACAAAAGTATTCTCTATCGCTACAAACAATAGAGAAATCTTACGGAGAAGAAGAGATAAAACAAAAATTTATACGAGGGGGTAAACCTTTCAAAGCAAGTATGGAACCGGGAAATGAAATAGATGGATAAAGCATTACCATATATTACAGATGAAGTTGTCGGACAATCTATATTATATATGATAGAAGATGGCTTGTTTGCGGGTACGGATGAATTAGAAGAATATTATAGGTTCTTAGATGAGCCATTATTTACATTCGAACGTATTACAGCAGGTCATCTTTACGGTAAGTTTGAATGTAAGAACAGACTTAGAGGATTAGAAAAACTACTTAAATTATAATATATGAAGCATAATATTTATTTTGATGAGGCTACACATAAATACACAGATGATTTTGGTAATCCTTTCACATCAGTTACCACAATTATTCATAAGTATCAAGCCCAATTCGATACAGATGCAATGGCATATCGTTGTTTCAAATCAGGTTTAAAAGGTAATCCGAAGTATGCAGGTAAATCAGTTAAACAGATTAAAGCTGAATGGAAGTTACGCAATACAACAAGTCTAATACAAGGTAATAAAGACCACGATTATTTAGAATCAGCTGTAAAAGAATCAAGTAATTATTATAAGATAGAAAGAAAACTAAAACATAAGCAAATATATACTATTGAAGATGTATTAGAAGATGAAACTATTGGAGTATTAGATTTAAAATCTCCTAAGATGCTAGAAATAAAGAAGAATTTTCCAATGATATATCTAACATTTGAGATATTAAAAGAGAATGGATTTCGTATATTATCTGAAGTAGGAGTATTCAACCTTAAATATGGAGTATCTGGATTAATTGATATTTTAGCAGTTAAGGAAGATGAATTTAAAATTGTAGATTGGAAGACTAATAATGATACGATTGTATTTAATGCTGGATATTGGATACATGATGAGAATTATAATGTAACAGGATATAAAAATACATATCAAACATTACGTGAGCCAATAACAAACTTAGATGATAGTGTTGGTAATTTATATGCTTTACAGTTATCCACTTATGCTGCATTATTAGAAGATATTGGAATGAAGAATACAGGTATGCTGTTATATCATATACGTAAATTCTTGTATTCGGATGAGCATGAAGATGTGCAATTAAATCCAGCTTGTAAAGATACTAGGCAACTTGATACAATTAAGATGCCATATTTAAAAGATGAAGTGCTTAGAGTATTAACGCATCATTCGCTCGCTCAACAAAAAACGGAGAGTGGCACTTTAAAATTTGGATTGATGAATAGATAATTATTATATTATGATAACAAGAGAAGATGTAGATTGGGATTCGGTACCTAGACCTGGGTTAATGGACTATGTACACGAAGAGTTTACACAATATGCATCTGCTAAGAGTGAGGGTTGGGTAGACCCTGATGATGATTTTCTTATTGGTGATTCCGGAGGCTTCTTGATGAAAATGGATTTTGTATTTGTAGATACATATCTGTTTAGAGAAGCCTCTATTTTTTTCGAGGAAGAAGGCGTATATACTAAGTTTCCAGAATGGAGTAGAGAATGGGTTGATTATTGGAAGACTGAAACATTAAGACGTAAGTTTGGTCATACTGCAAATTGTAAATTATATCGTAAGGATATAGAACAGTATGAACGACTTAAAGCTGTTGGAGATGAAATAGGCAGTAAGAAGTTATTACATCCTTTAACAATAACAGGTAGTCATTATGCCTATCTTAATTATTCTCGTATCATGCGTACAAGGAATGATATAGAGAAAGAAGAATATACCAAAGCTGGTTTTGTTGGAGATATACCTAAGATAGAAGCTTTTCCTACATTTTGGGATGGAGATTATTGGATGCATAAATTTGATATGTTTGCAGCTAATAATTCATTTAATAAGGTTAAAGGTAAAGCTAGACGTAAGGGATATTCATCTAAAGAGTCGAATGATACAGCTAATATAATTAATTTAATACCTAAGATATCAGTTCTACACGGAGCATATGATTTAGATTTCTTAACAGAAGAGGGTGCATTAACGTACATGACTAAAGTTAATTTAGATTGGTATGAAAATCACACATATTGGAGTAGAAATTATATATCAGAACAGCTTGATGGTATAGAATTAGGTTATAAACTAAGTAGCGAAGGAAATAAGAGTTTTGGGTGGAGGTCTAAATTAATATCTGCCGGAACAATTAGAAATACATCTGCTCTTGTAGGTAAGGATGCATATCGTATTAAATGTGAGGAAGCAGGTAAATGGCCAAATTTAGATGAAGTACTAGGTGTTACTATGTCTACTACTGAATCAGGAGCTACTAAATCAGGTAACATATCTATATTTGGAACAGGTGGTACTAAAGGTGCGAATTGGGAAGTATTTGAACGATATTTCTTTAATCCTAAACGTATTCAGGCAATGCCTTTAGAAAACATATTTAGTTACAATGGTAGAGATAGAGTATGTGGTTTCTTTCATCCTCAAATTTGGTGTTACGAACCATACATAGATATAGATGGGAATAGTGATTTAGAAGAAGCATTTATAGTAGACCATATAAATAAACTTAATGCACAATCAACATTAACTACCGAAGAATATGTATTGTATGTTGGGCAAAGAGCTAATACACCAGAAGAAGCATTTAGTCAGAGTGAACAAAGTATGTTTACTTCTCCTGAATTAATCAAACATTATGAATATCTAAAGAGAAACGAAGACGAAGTATTTTATGTAGATGGTATGTATATCCCTAATGGTAATTCTTATAAGTTTATGGGTATATCAGAATTAAAATCAAGGAACATAACTGTAGGAGGTTATATAGGACACTATCCTCATAAAGCTAAAGAGAATTTAGCAGGATGTATTCGTAAATTTGGTGAGCCATTTAGAGTAAATGGTTTTATACCAGATAATTTATACGAAGTTACTATGGACCCGGTAGGTATAGATAAGAAGAAAGATAAACTTACATTAAAGCATTCTCTTGTATCAATTACAGTTAGAGCTGTAAACAATGAAGTATATAGAGATAAGGATTTAATTATGGCTCATTTTATCGGTAGACGAGATGAGAGAGAAGAAACAGATAGAATTGCGTTATCTATGTGTGAATCTTGGAACGCAAAATTGCTAGTTGAAACTGATAGAGGTGAAACAGTTAAGAATTTCACTGATTGGGGTAAACGTAAATTATTATTAACAGAACCTAATATAGTATGGAATACAGATGTTAAATACAGAGCAAGTACTAAATTAGGAATGGTTATAGGTGATAGTAAACGTAAATTACAGGGTTTGGAATTATTATATGAATGGCTGTATAGAATAAGGAAAGTAGATGAGGATGGTAAAGAAATAAGAAATTATCATACAATTAAATCTGTTAGAATTATATCTGAATTGTTAAGGCATAATGCAGTAGGTAATTTCGATTCAATAAGTGATTTAATATTAGCTGCTTTTTCAGAGAAACGGAACGAATTAAGTAAACGAAAGTTAGGCAAGAATATTAAACGCAAACGCAACTTAGCAGAGGAATTAAATAGAATATCCACCAACCCTTTTAAAAGAAAATTTTATGTCAATAGGTAAATTATTAAATCAGGAAGTATCTGAATCACAAAAACGGAAGTCTACGTGGTATCAATCTAACTTCGAGTATTATCACGGAGTTTGTCAAGCCGATAACCACATTAGTATTCAACGATATTACGATATGTTAATCAATGGATTAAACATAGACGATTACAAATATGTATTAAATCCTTACAACAGCCCCGATAAAAGATTTTCGGAACTTCCCGGGAATATAAGGAATATAGATATTATAACACCAATTTGGGAAAGATATGTGGGTGAATATATATCCCAATATGATAACTTTGTTATAACAAATGTAGACCCACGTGTAGTTGAAATTAGAGATGCTAGAGTATTAGCTAAAGTTAATATGCTAGTTAGTGAATTGTTTGCAGTACAGATGCAACAAAAGATGGCAGAATTTAATCAACAACGTGAAGCAGCAATACAACAAGGTAATGAAGCAGCAGCACAACAACCTCCACCTGAAATTAAGGAGATAGATTTTGTTAAGTTTGTTAATGATGCTAAAGATGAATGGGGCAGAGAACAAACAAAACGTAATAAGCAAATGTTGCAGTTAATTAATAACATAACAGATGCTGAAGAAAAGTATATCGAAGGTTTCTTTCATTGGTTCATATCAGGTAGAGTTATATCATTTCACGATGTACGGCATCAAGATGTACATAAAGAGATTATACATCCGCTAGAGTTTAAGAGATATGGTTCCTCTCGTTATATAGAAGATGATATTGCAGGGCTTAGGACTTTTAAATTATCAATAGAAGAGATATTATCTCAGTTTAAAGATGATATACCTAAAGCTAAATTAGAAGAGATACGTAAAGCTGTAGATAGATATGGTTCTGATACAGGATTAGTTATGCCTTTAATATATGTTAGAGATAATTTCGGAGCAGATATTAATGTTGCAGGTAGAGCAGATAATACTCTTACTTTCTCAACTACAGAAGGTGTTCTAGTAGACCATTTAATATGGCTTAGTAAAACTCTATATTATGAATTGAATATAGAAGAGCAAATGCTTGCAAGTGGTGAGATGATATTTACAGAAGAAGAATATAAATTAGTTAAAGATATAGTACCTAAAGAGAATTTTACTAAACGTTGGGTAGAAGAATATTGGGAACAGTATAGATTTGGTCCAGATGATTTAGACATATATACTATGCCTAGACCTCTTAGAGTTCAGGAGGCAGATATAAAACAAAGTCTAGGAGTTAAATCGCCATATAATGGATTGTATGGAGATATCCAAGGAATAGATGGCTCAAAGTATAAACGTCTTATTGACTTTCAGGCATTAACTAACGTATTCTTTTTGCAATTAGATAGGACAATCGCTAAAAATATGGATAAAGTATTACTTATTCCTGAATCACTTTTAACAGAAAGCGAAGAATATACTGTGGATGCACGATTATATTATATGCGAGCAGATAATAAACTTATCGTAAATGATACGGATTTAGAACCGGGAGTACTTGGTTCATTAGCATCGTATGTTAAAATATTAGATGGTTCGTTAAATCAGTATATTAGTGAAATGGTAAACCTAATAGACTTCATTAAACGACAAGCTTGGGATCAAGTAGCGATGAATGAACAGAGATTTGGAGATATTAATTCTAATGCAGGTAAAGCTGTAACAGAACAAACTATATTTAGAACATCACTTGGTAGTAGACTTACTTTCGATGCTTATAATAAATTTGTAGCGAGAGATCATGAGAAAGCTCTTAATTATTCAAGGATAGCATATGTAGAAGGAGAAACTAAAGTACTTCAAGATGGAGATGAAGTTGCATTTATATCACTTGGTGGAGCAAATCAAATATTATCAGATTTGGGAGTTAAACCTAAATATTCAGCGACAGAAAAAGAGAATATTAATGCAGCAAAACAAGGAGCATTTAGTATATTTCAAAATGATAAACCTGAATTAGCAGTAGAAGTACTTAAAGCTAATAGTATGGATGAAGTAGCAGATGCTATGAAAGAATATACAAAGATAACCCAGGAATATCAAGCAGCTACACAAGCAGCTGAGAAAGCAACTGAAGAAGCTAAAACACAAGGTAAACTTGCTGAGATTAATACTAAAGGTGAGTGGGATTATAAGATTGAAGAGTTAAGACAAGATAATGAGAATGCACGTAAACAAGTAGATGCAGATATTGAATTATTATCAAGTGTAACAAATTCAGTGGAAGTAACCGATAGTAATAATGTAGACCCTAATAAAGAACGAGAGCTTAGTTTAAAGACAAGGATTCAAGATGACTTAGTTTCTTTTAGGGATAAACAATTACAACAGAAAGATAGAGAAATAGATATTAAAGCAAAACAAGCGAAAGCACAGGCATCAAATAAAGCTAAGGCAAATTAGGTCGGTCTATCAATGGTATTCCCTTTCTTTTTTACAAGCACCCTTATCAATTTTCTATAAAACACTCTATAATAGCTTCTTTTGGCGTTTGTAGAGTGTTTTTAATGGACTTTAGTTTTATATATAACTTATGTCATTAAATAAGGTATTAGATTAGGATACAGCTTGGATATATGATAAATTATGCGTATATTTAAGACCTAAAGTATTTTAATAAACCGATAAATTAGAATAAGGTATGCAAAAATTAGAAAATGTTACACAAGAACATTTTAAAGTTGAAGCTATTGATATGGGATATAATTTTAATCCTGTAATCACAGATTTAACTTATGTTCGAGAAGGAGAACTTGATGCGAGTGATGATGATATTGACGAAGGAGTTGATACATCTAATATTGGTAGCGAATCAGGTAGTGATGAGGAAACTATTATATCAATAGGTGAAGATGAATTTAAATTAGATTCGGATGGTAATGCTGTTGCAGAAGATGGGACAGTTAAATATTCAGCTGAAGAAATTAAAAAGTTAGAAGCAGGTTCTAATTCAGATGATGATGATTCTGATGATGATGATTCTGATACTGATTCTTTTACTATTGATGATGTAGCCAAAATTACTAATATTGAATTAACTAGAGATGGTAAGCCATTAGTATTTGAAACTTCTCCTGAAGGATTTGCTAAGCGAGAATTAGCTGTTGCCGAGCACGCTAAGAATCAAGGTAAGCAAGAAGCTGTAGAAGAATATATAGCAAGCAATCCAGAAATAAGTAGAGTACATAAATATTTAGCTGTACACGGTAATCTTGATAATTTTAATCGAGAAACATCTTACAAAGATACTAGAGTTGATACTAATAATGTTACTCAAATGAGTACTATTGTTAGAGCTGGTATGGAAGCAAAAGGTAATTCTTCTAAGCAAATAGAGAGTTACCTTAAATATTTAGTAGATACTGATAATTTAGCGAATGAAAGTAAAGTATATTTAAAAGAACTTCAATTAGCTGAAAAGAAACAAAGTGATTCTATTGAGCAGGCTTACCAAGAAAAATTAGATGCTGAAAAGCAAGCTAAATTAGAATTTACAACAAAGATTTCCAATACACTTAACGCTGGTAAAGTTAAAGGTTTAACTATTCCTGAAACATTTATTAGACAAGTAGGAAATGATAAAGTGACTGCCACACGAGATGAATTAATTTCGTACATTACTACTCCTGCATTTAAAGATAATTCAGGTAGAACGTATACGGCATTTGAAAAAGCTAGGTTAGATAAAGAGGCTAATGTAACAGATGAAGATATTATTCTTGAAGCTTTAGGTTTATTTACAGGGAATGACAATTTAATGCTAAGTCTGTCTAAGGCAAAAGCTAAAAAAGATTTAATTGTAAAAAGGCGTAAAGTGAAGATACAGAAATCATCATACGGTAGAGTTACAGGTAGAGTTAAAGATTCTGATTTAGAAGATTAATTTACTTATTAATAATTAACAAATTTGACAATGAAAATCTTAGGTAAAACAATGTATGATCTTAAAGGTCATACAGATGAAAATAGTTTGTACCGCTACGGATTACGTAAGCCAAACAAACTAACAAAGAATATCATTTACGAAAGTGGGTTAAATTCTAATAAGTTTCCTTTATTGACACTAACAGAGGGTCATCAAGGGTTATCTTATTTTACCCCTAAAAAGTTAAATGATACTGCATATACTTGGCCAGTGATGGGACGTATGAAGCATACTACTGAAATTAAAAAGATTATCGGTAGTTCTACTAATGTAGGAATTGGACATAGTACATTCGATGTTATCTTTAAAGATGCTAGAGCTATTCCAACTTATGGTATGTATACTCCTGATAAACAACACATGGTTCGTATTCAGGCAGAACACGGAGATGCTGAGGGAGGAAAGCGATATACTTTAATTCTTCAAGGTGGTGATGATTCAGCTACAATTGACCCTTCAAACTTTCTTGAAGGAAAGCATTGGGTTCTAGCTGCACCAACTACACCTGAATCAAAAGGTAAAGGTAACAGAAGTCATTCTATGGCTCCAGGAGAGATGATGAACCAATATGGTTTCTTCCGTTTTTCTAAAGAAATTAGTGGTAATGTCGCCAATCAAGTGGTAGAAGTAGAATTCGACCTTAAAGATGGTGGTAAGACTAATAAATGGATGCCTTGGGAGATGTATCAATTTGAATTAGATAACTTACAATATCTTGAAGAAGATTTGTGGGACCAAGAGTTTAATCAAAGGGAAGATGGTACATATACATTTTACGATATGGATTCAGGTGAACCTATTGTAAGAGGTGCAGGTGTAATTCAGCAAATAAAAGAGGGTGGTATTTATGATACTTATTCCGGTAAACTTTATTTAGGTAAATTAGATGCAATTTCTGATGAGATTACAAATGATGACCCTGATAACGGTATTATGGAAATTGTAGTACACACCGGTAAAGGTGGTGCGAAAGAGATTCACAACTCTATTATGAATGATGCTGTAGGTAATCAATTTACACACGCATTGGGAGATGCTATAATTAGCGGTTCAGGTGGTATGTTAAACTATGGTGCTTACTTCAATCAGTATAGAACAATTAATGGACATAGATTCACAGTTATGGTAGGCAATGTTTTCGATTATGGCTTAAAAGCCGAGATGGATAAAAAGAACGGTAATTTTATGCCAGGTACTAACTTACCTAGGACATCATATAATATGATTTTCCTTGACCAATCAACTTACAGTGGTGAGCGTAATATTCAAGCTACTGCAATGCAAGGTCAAGAGCGTATTACAGGTGTATATAAAGGTTTAACTCCTATTCCTCCATCTTGGGAAGCAGCAACCGCAGGTAATATGATATCCACTCGTACTGATATGTCAGCTTATGAAATTAAGATGAGTAGAGGTACTAATATTCTTAAAGCTAAGAATTGTGTTTATCTTGAAGCTGTAGCATAATAAATTGTTAAAGGTATAATTATAAATATAAATAAAACACCTATGAGTATAATAGAAAATAAAATCGCTATAAAGCATAAAGAACAAATATCTCTTTATGCGAAAGCAGGTAAGAATATTCAATTTTTAAATAATAGTTCTGGTAGAATTGGCGGTTCAAATTCAGCAATTAATAAACTACTTAGTCATACAACAGAGTTAAGACTTATAATGCCTAATATTATAGGTCTTGACCCTGCTGATGTACTATGGGGTGATAAAGTACATAGATATATGCATTCAATATCAGTTCCGGTACCTCGTACAGGATTAGATTTAGATGCAAGTCTTAACTATGATGTTTTAGACCCAAGTAGGAAAGAAAATATAGCAATATTATCTAAAGAATTGGGAGTTAAAATTGATAGCAATGAGGCATTAATTGATGCTTGTACTAAATCTACAGTTCATAAAGGAATTGTAGATGAAATTACAGTATTGAAATATGCAAGTCCTATTAATGCTTCTGATTACTTTGTATACATATATGTTCTTAACTATTCTCCTGTTGCAAATAGTGTAGCAGATGTTAATAAATCTCCTAATATTAGATTTTATATCTATAAGGAGAGTGTTGAGAAAGAACATAGAGAAACTCTTGCAAGATTAAGAACAAAGGTAGCAGTATCTTATTCTAAGATTGCAGATAATCCTACAAAACTAGGATATCTTTATGATTTATATAAAGAAGATGATATTATGAATGGTAGCGAAATAGGTATTAAAGTTGATACTACTACTATTATTATTTCTCTTTCTGATTACATTATGTATGAACCTAAGAAAGTATTAAGTTGCTTAGATGATAAACAATTTAATAAAAAAGGTGAGATACTACAAATGATTAGAGCAGGTATTCTAAGCGTTGTACCAAATACAACTATTGTGTTAGATGTAAATGGAGATGAATTAGGTAAAACTTTGAATAGTGCAATAAAGGCTTATTATGAAAAAGATGATAAGTTTAAAACAGCACACAAAGCTGCAATTAAATCGTTTATGGTAGCTCAATAAAAATAAATGCTATGACGATACAAGAAGCACATATAATATTTGATTCTTTATTACGTGAAATTAATAAAGAAATCGAAATGAATATCATTCCTGAACAGAAAGATATTTATATAAATGCTGCAGCAGTTCTTAAATTAAAGGAAGCCGCAAGACAAGAACGTGACCGAGTAAGAACTGTTGTTACTTATGCAGATATAGGTGATTATTATGCTCAACTTGGTCCGTTTATAGTAGACCTTAATTTACCAGTTGCGGTCGGAGATGGTAGGTACAATTATGCTACACTTCCCTCTCCTTCCACTTCTTTAGCAAAGAGAGGTCTATATAAGAATAATACTATCTATATTGTTGGTAGAGAATCGGAGAATTTTGATTTCTCAAATATTACTAATGATTTGAGTGATGGTAAGGCTTATATAGGTCAAACCTTTGAAGTTAAAATTGACAATGTTGGTACATCTGTCGGTGGAAATGCGCAAGGGGAATTGATAGTAGGTAATATGTATGAAATTATAAGTGCTTCGGGCTTAGATTTAACTACGTTTGGCGCACCTTCAAATTTAAAAGGTACTATCTTTACTTGTACAAAGGCTTATAATTTTTCAGGTAGTAATACTACCGGAGTTGAATTAAAAGTTTATGCTGCAAAACCTATTAATGCAGGTGTACCTATTATGGTATGTACAGCTGTAACAAGTGAAGATTATGCAGAGGTTTTGTTGATATCAGCATTAGTTGATGTTGCACCACCATTTAAGCAGGGTAATCTTGTTAAAGGTTCGATGTATAGAGTACATGATAAAGGTACTACTGATTTAAGTACATTTGGATTAAGTAATTATCAAGAGAATGATACATTTATATCTACTAAATCTGGAGAACCTAATTGGGGAAGTACACCAACAGCATTAGCATTAGTCGCTTATAAAGGTGGTGAATTAATTAAACCGGTTGATTTAGAGAGTAAATTAAATCACGCTTTTGGTACAACAGTTAGCAGACCTCTATGTGTTATAATTAATAATGATGTTAGGATATATCATATGGGCAATTTTAATGTTCATCGTGCGAGCATAATTTATGTTAGAGTTCCTAATAAAGTTAATTATAAAGTAGGAGGAGAATTAGAGTTTAATGAGGTTGAACAATTTGATTTAGTACATAGAGCTGTTAATTTAGCAGCTGCAAGTATTCCATCACCTAACTATACTACATTAAAGAATGAGGAAGTTGGTTCGCAACAACAACAACAAGTTAAGTAGAAATTTAAAATAATTAAAAAATGAAAAAGGTAAATGTAATTACAAACGCCACCTATTCTACAATAGCAGGTCGCCACGAATTAGGTAACTTATCAAAAGGTGCACTAGCTATCCTCAATGAGGACGGAGTGAAATTAGATTTTGCATCTCTTGATTTAACTGATAGGTTGAATTGGTATGTAGGAGGTCAGGTAGGTGTTCAGGAAGTTAATGTTGATACCCTAAAGATGAAGAAAGAAATTTATCAAGCGGGAGTCAATAAGAAAGTAAATATCGGTTATAATGGGTCAAGTGGTGATATTATAGCAGAAGCTCCTTTCACGTTAGGTGATTTTATTGGAGTATCTATTCATAATGTCGATTACTTTGATAATGAAAAACCATACCGTACTTATACAGTTGATTTAACCGAACAAGATACAATGGCTGATGCTATTGTTAGATTGGTTGCTAAAATCAATTATGATGCTGATAATGTTCTTGTTTCTGCCGTAGCTCATGTGGGTGCAACCAAAGAAGGTATTGAGCTCACAGGTAAAGCACATAGAAATTTTAACGTTAGTACTCTTGGTCTATTAGATGTTGATGAAGTTGTAGAAACTACTCCTTATAGAGTTGGTTTTGGTATTACTGAATTAGTTCAACAAGAAGTAGATGATAATGCTCCTGAGGTTGGAGATAGATATCGTAAATCTGAAGTAGATGGTTACGAACGTTTTGTCGTACCTGCTGCTAACTATCATTGCTATACTTTGAGGTATTCACACTTACGTCAAGATATGATGCAATCGTTTAATCAAAACGCAATACAAACTTATAGACTTTATGTCCCTATTACTGCAACAAATTTAATTGGAAAGTTAGATAGTATATTAGCAGAATTATAGATTGTATTAAATTTAATTGTGTTCATTTACCCCTTGTCAATGGATGAGGGGTTTTTAAAAAATCTCGTCTTATGAGTAATGAAATATCAAAAATAAAGATAGACCAGCTAAAAGAAGTTAAATTACAAGATGTATCAAAAGCGTTAGTTGCTGTAGATACAGGTAAACCTAATGAATTAGAAGCAATTAATTTAAAAGGAGTAACAAGTTCCAAGTTAAATATAGTTCCATCAACTACATTAATGAATACTACCACAATGACGTTTCAAGTCGAGTTGGATGGAGAAGCCTTATCAATAGGCGAATTAGATGATATTGTTATCGAATGGAATACTCCTAATGTTACTATTACTAAAACAGTATTAGATAATGTAACTATTCAAATTACAATAGACGAAACAAATGATGTAGATGAAACAATACCATTTAACATAAGAGTTAAATATGGTAAGTTGTCGGATACTAAAACAATAACGTATTATAATAAGGTTGAACCTAAAAGATATTCTCTACATTCAAGTTTAAATACAGTAGAGGTTGGTGTAGATGAGTATACTTTAATATCATTAACAGAGAATACAACTGCTATTGATTTAGATGATACTGAAATAGAAGTAAATAGTAAATTTTTTGATATTACTAAAGTTTCAACATTTGAACAAAATATTAAAGTTGTTAAATTACAATTTGAGATTAAGCCTGAGTACGCAGGTTATGATAAAGCAGAAGTAATACACGTTAAATATAGTGGCTCTATACTTACGGTTATAGGTACATCATTTAATGTAAGCAAAGTTTATGAATCGGTTCCGGTTTTAAAATTTGATACATATCCTGATGTAGATAAAAAAGAAGCATATTTATATTTTTCTGTAAATGGTATTATAACAACAATAGATTTAGATGCGTTGAGTTTAAAATGCAATGAAAGTTGTTCTTATGATGTTGATTTAGGAGTACATAATGGTAAAGATTGTGTCATAGTTAAATATGATGAATTTAGTATTAGTAGAACATTATATGCTACTTATAAGTATAATGGTAAATTATTAAATGCTGCTATGCTTATACCTGCAACAGAAATAGTGCGTGCTTTTATAAATATATCACCAACTACTACTCAATTTTTTAATGGTTCTCCTATTACATATACCATAGCATTACACGTAAACGAAGTGCCTACATCTATAGAATATGGCAATTATTGGTTTGCTAATAAAGATGGATTAACAGCTAGTATACAATTAGTAAATGCAGAAGTTAATGGCTTAACTGTAAAAGTTGTTGAAGTGATAGTCACCAATGTAACAGGTGAGCATGGAGGTACATTTAGAGTTGGAGTAAATACAGTTGTAAGTGGTAATAAGTTTGTTGATGCCACAGTTGGTAGTTTAGAAGCTCCTAAATACGAATTAAGTTTTCCATTTGCTAGCGTTATGTATCATTCGCATGGTTTAAATACGGATATTCCTATTATAGCGAAGAAGAATGGGCAATCATATGAAGAATTAGATATTAACAATGTAAGTGTTGTTTCTCCTGATGGAGCAGTAGCTCATGTTGAATTATTAAATGGGCTTGGAAAGTTTAGATTGGTTCTTGATACAATTACGGAATCAGGTACGTTTTTAGTTGTGTGGGATTCTCCCGGTGGAGAAGAAACAGTAGAAATTAAAATAGTATATATATATGATACAGATTATGATTTTTCATTACTTAGTCCTAATGTTAGAATAACTCAAGATACAGAAGTTATATTAAAATCACAACTTCTTAATTTTGAAGAATACGTAGATATTTCGAGTATTAGATTTAACATAGCTAAAAAGACAGGTCCGAATATACTTATTTCTCCTACTTCCTCAGATAATCCTCCATTTAATCAGTTAGTAATTAAAGCTGACCCAAATGAAACATATGAGGAAGGAAATAACGAATCATTATTCACATTAAGTTTTACTTATGATGGTATACAATTTCAGCGAATACTTTCAGTATTACTAACGTATGTTCCTGATTCAAGTAAAATGGTTATAACACAGGACTTATTTAACTTTGAAACTGTAGAAAGTGAATTTATACCAATTGAAGACCCTTCTTCCGTATTGGGTAGCGATGGTAATTTTTCAACAATTATTACATATGAAAAGAATAAAATAATACAACCACTTAGGGCATCAGATGTTAATATAACTCTTCCTAATTCAACTCCTGATACTAGGGTTTCATTAACAGAATATAGTGAAAATCAAGTTAAATTGATAATTACTCAATGTCCTTTAGCCAAAGGTAATATAATTATATCTCATAAGTTTCATACAGAAGTTAGTAAAGCAACAATATCATTTATGAATAATATATTGCCTAAAGGTGATACTTATAGATTAGATGTGCCTGGTACTAATATTATGTTACAGGATATGAGATATACTAAAAATCAATATCCGGAATCATCTATTACAGTAATTACAATATATAAAAACGATAAACTTTATGAACCTGCTTTATCAGACATTGTATTAAGTCTTAATGGTACAGATATAACAGCTGTAATTGAAAAAGGTATTCCAGAAGTTAATGGACAAACTAGTGGGTCGAAATTAGATTTACAAGGAAGATATATGCTTAAATGCAGTAACTTCAAACAAGAAAATGGTTCTGTAACAGTAGCGTTAAATGGTTCAGTGCAAACTCTTAACTTTAAAGTTGAATCAGATAATACTATTAATGCAGCAGGTAGATATTTTGCACGTAGTTATACTGAATTAACAATAGGTTCTAATGTTCAAGTTATACTTGAATTGGCAGATAAAACTGATTATAGTACAGGTATGGCTGTAATAATTGCTCACGATGTAGATAATTATATGGAAGGGCAAGTTGTTAGTCGAGTAGGAGAATTATTAACTGTTAATGTCAATAATAACATTGGCTCGGGAACATATGATTATTGGGAAATTAATATAGCAGGTGCATCAGGTATGCCAGGTGAAATTGGACCAAAAGGTGATGATGGTGAATCTGTTTATTTTGATATAGATAGCGATAAAGTAGGATTAAGTCCTAATCCTGGCGGTCCGTTTGAATATACAGACCATCTATCAGGAGAAAACGGTAAATCATTATTATACGATTGGAATAATACTCAACTTGGTATTAAACAAGAAGGTAGTTCTGACCCATTTGAATATTCTGAATTACAAGGTGCGACAGGTCCAAATATAGAATTAACTAAAGCTATATCTGGAGGTCTTGATTGGAAAGTAGCAGGTACATCATCTTGGCATAATTTATATCAATATGACGAATTAAAAGGAGATGATTTAGAATTTCTTTGGAATGGTGATGAGCTTGGAGTTAGAGTTAAAGATTCAGGAACAGATTATACTTATAGTGCTCCTTTAACAGGACCTAAAGGAGATGATGGTTTAAGATTTAAAACTACTTCTAATTCAACTGTAATAGTTGGTACAGGTACTAAGAATTTTGAAGTTGAAGCAGGATTAGGTTATACTGCAGACCAATATGTTATTGCAAGTAGTGCAAGTAGAGTATTATATACACGAGTCATATCTTATGCTGGTACAACGTTGATATTAGATTGTTATCATTTTGATGGAGTTGGCACAAGTTCATCTTGGGTTATTAATATATCAGGTCAGCAAGGTCCTGCGGGAACAGATGGTATAGATGGATTAGACGGTATAGATGGTACAGATGGATTAGACGGTCAAAATGGTGCAAATTCTACAATATTGGGAGAAGCTCCTGTTGCAGTAATTTTAGCTAAAAGTGGTGCAAAAGGTGATATTTGGATTGCTACTGATTCGGATAGTGGCTATATAAAAGGCTATGGCTTACAATCTGATGGTGAAGGAGCAGGTCAATTACATTGGCGGTCTACAGGTAGGTTGTTAGGATATCAAGGTCTTCAAGGAATAAAAGGAGAAAAAGGAGATAAAGGTAATACAGGATTAGATGGCGAAGATGGTACTATATTAAAAGGTACTTCTAATACAGCTATCAATATTACTGCAATTCAATTATCAACTCCTCAAAGGGGACAAACTATAAATGCAACTTTAAATGAGGATACTGATTTTGCAATAGGTCAGCATATAATATTTGTAGCCGATGCAAACAATAGTATTACATTTACTATTCTAAATATAAATGGTAGAACGTTTACACTATCTCCTATTGCTAAATTAGGTGGTGCTACACATAATTATTGGGCTGTTAATTTAACAGGAGAAGTTCCTTATAATTCATTAAGTCCAGATACAGATGCTAATATAATAAATTACAATGCATTTAATATTACATCTTCACAAGAATTTGCAATAGAGGCTAATTATGTAATTACTCAAATTATAGTAGTTAATAAAGGAACAAGTGGTTCTGTAAATGCTAACCCTCCACCTGTTGGTCCAGGTGTAAATCTTAGAATTGGAAGTACGCTAAATGGAGAAGAGATATTACCTACTATTGCTATAGATGATATTGAGCCACCTTATATTGATAATAATAGATTCATTCCAAAAATGGGTGAAGCTTGGAGTTGTTTTGTAACAATAGTTAGTGGAACAGGCGATATTTATATTCAAACTGTAAAGGCAATGTAAGTATATGAAAACTGTAACAAGTGATGTAGTACATATTGTACCGGGATTAGATTCTATTGAGAAACACGGAGTTGTGCGTGTTTCTGAATTATCTGGTTTATTAGAATGGTTTAATGGTTCTGAATGGGAAGTAGTAGCTATTGGAGATGCACCTGCAAATGATAAATCTCATGCAAGGCGTAACAACGAATGGACTGTCGTTACAGATTCAAATGAAGATATTGACGACCATATCAATAATACAGATATACATTTAACATCAAATGAGAAAACAGGATTACAGAACGCTAATAATTTAAGTGGTTCTAATCCTGTTATTACAGTTGAAGACTTGAATAACTATAATATAAACGGAGGATACTTTTAATGAATAAGATATTAGTTAAACGAGGATTGGATTCAGCAAGAACTTCATTTGTTCCGGCAGAAGGGGAAATAGTATATTCGACCGATACAAAAAAAATCTATGTTGGTGATGGGAGTACCAATGGTGGTAATCCTGTTGCAAGTGGTATTCAAAGTATTACAGTTAAAGGTAGAAGTGGAACAGAGATATTAAATCCCGAAGATATATTAAATATATCAGGTTCTCATAGAATAGCTACAACTTTAAGTAAAAATGGTGCAACACTTGTAATGTCTGTAGATATTGACCCTAATACCATAAGTCCTAATTATTTACTTAATCTTAGTGGTGTAACAAGTACTCCACAAATAGTTACAGCAGAATGATTATGTAGATAGTTTAAGTTTTAATACAGGAAATGGAGTATTAACACTTGGTAGAACAGGTTCATTAGCTGATTTAACACAAGATTTAGATGGTAGATTTTCATTATTAGGGCATATACATGATGAGATACAATTAGGAAATCCACCTGTAACAGATCATACTTATTCAGGTACAGTTATACGAGTAACAGCTGGAGAATCATTATCATTTGGTCAAGTTGTAAGATTGGATTCAAATGGAAAGCTTCGTAAAACAGGATATAATGATTCATATCTTATGAATTATCCTGTAATAGGTATTGTAGTTAGTGCATCTGTTGGTTCAGGTTCATATGCATACGTATTAACACATGGATATGTTAGAGATAATTCAGCTTATTCTTTTTCAAAAGGTA